TCCATCTCAACATGATGTTGAAGAAAAATTCCACGCTTTAAACGAGCCAGATATAGATAGATTATCTAGAAATGATAAAAGAGAAGATCCTGATACTGAATTAATATCACCTCTTTTAGCAAAAAAAGCAGCGGACATAACTACTAATTCTGTTATACCTCATAGTCAAGGTACATGGAATGAAGAAGGCAGTAAATATAATGCAAAATATGCTAACAATCATGTTACTAGAACTGAGAGTGGCCATGTATTTGAAGTAGATGATACACCTGATAATGAACGTATTCATGAATATCATAAATCTGGTACATTTAAAGAAATTTCTGCTTCAGGTAATACTGTTACTCGTATAGTTGGTGATAATTATACTATAGTTTTAAAAGACAATTACGTGAGGATTAAAGGCAAGACAAACGTCCATGTTGATGGTGATTGTAATATGTATATAGGTGGTGATTGGAATGTGAATGTTGTAGGTAATATTGATATTCGTGGCAAAAGAATAGATCTAAACAAAACAGCCCCTACAACTGGAGACACTTCATCTATTACAACATAAGAGTAAAAATATGACGATACCAATACATAGAGATACGGATCCTAGAGTTTGTGGTGCAACTACCGTAGTTGCAAATCAAAATACCGTATACGCAAATGGTTTATTAGTCGCAGTATACGGAGATCCTAATAGTCATAGTGCTGGTGGTTTGATTGCCACTTGTAATAATGTTTATGTTAATGGCATCATTGTGTGTAATCATTCACCAGATAGTGCTGTTCCAGATACATTATGTTTTATCATTGGGCCCCCTCATTGTGCTCCAGCCACCGCTGGTGGTAGTCCGAATGTATTTGTGGGCGATTAAATGTATATTATTTCCAGAAAAGTTTTAGTATCACTAAGAGTATTTTATTATATGCCTGACCATAGAAATTTAATACAAGAGTTTATGTGGCAGACTGAAGATGTGAAACCAAAATATCCCAGAGTAAACAAATATTTAAATTTCTGGAGAAAAAATATTGATGCTGTTATAGCTGATATAGAAATGGCAGAAAGCGAACAAAGAAAATCTAAGTATAGATCTGTAGAAGATATCTTTAAATATTAATATAAATAATAGCAAAGAAAAAGAAAGTGTGTTGTAAAAATGGTTGCTTTAAGGTCTGGTTCTGTAGATCCAAGAAGAACTGAAATTGTATACAGAGATTTGGGATTATCATTTATTCCACATCCTGTAACAAAGAATGTCGCTGTTCTTAAAAATGAAGATGCAGTAAAGAGAGCTATTCGTAATTTAATTCTAACTAATAAGGGCGAACAAGTCTTTGATGAGTTATATGGTGGTAATATCACTGCTCTTTTATTTGAAAATATTACTCCTGTTACCGTTATTGATATTAAAGAAAATATAAAGATTGCAGTGAAAGCGGAAGAACCAAGGGCAACAGTATTAGATGTAGAAGTTTTAGCTACACCTGATTTAAATGCTATTAAAATAAACGTTGTATTTCGTATTAATGATTCTCCTAATGCAAGTCAATTAACATTCACTGTTGAAAGAGTCCGATAAATGGCTACTAATAGTACACTATCAGTTTCAGAATTAGATTTTGATACTATAAAATCTAGTTTGCAAACATATTTACAAGGCCAGACGGAATTCAGTGATTATAATTTCGAAAGTTCTACCCTATCTATACTACTAAATGTACTATCATATAATACTTATCATAATTCATTCTATCTTAATATGGTATCTAATGAAATGTTTCTTGATTCCTCACAATTAAGAAATAGTGTAGTTTCTCGCGCTAAGATGTTGAATTATACTCCTAGATCTTCTGTAGGTGCTACTGCCGCAATCGATGCTGTAGTTACACCCGGCGATAGCCCATCTTCTATTACAGTTGGTGCTAATACACAATTTTCTGCTTCTGTTAATGGTATTAGTTACTCATGGGTCACATCTGAATCAACTTCTTTGACAAGTCAACCTAATGGTACTTTTATAGGCACTTTGAATATTGTAGAAGGAACACCTTTACAACATAGATTTACAGTAAATACTACTACTCCAGTTCGTTATATTTTACCCAATGAAAATACTGATACTACTAGTTTTACTATCCGAATTCAAGAATCTGCTGCTAATTCTGTTACTTCAACATATACATTAGTTTCAGATTTATCTACCGTAGATAGTACTTCTACTGTATATTATATACAAGAAAATGAAGACAATTTATATGAAGTATATTTCGGTGATGGTGTATTTGGCAAAAAGCCTATTAACGGTAATATTGTTATTATTGATTATCGTGTAGTTAGTGGAACAGCCGTTAACGGTGCTAATACATTTGCTACACCCGCTAGTCTAGGTGGATATTCCAACTTTACCACTACTACGTCATCTGTAGCACAAGGCGGTGCTTTGCAAGAGACTATTGAAAGTGTTAAATTTAATGCGCCTTTTAAATTCCAATCGCAAGATAGATTGGTAACAATGCAAGATTATAAGAATATTATCTTAACTGAAAATGGTGATTTATCTTCGATTAATGTATGGGGTGGTGAAGAAAATGATCCACCTATTTACGGTAAGGTATTTGTTGCAGCTAAACCAACTAGTGGTTCTTTACTTTCTAATCAAAAGAAAGAGGCTATTCGTACTAGTCTAAAATCTAGAAATACTTTATCTATTGATGTAGAAATGGTAGATGCGACTTATCTATACGTTAATCCTACAATAACAGTTCGATATAATCCTGAACTTACTTCATTATCAGCGGCCGCATTAAACGATAAAGTTCAAACTGCATTAATTTCATTCGAGGCAGATAAACTAGGCACTTTCGGCAATAAGTTTTATTTGTATGAATTAACTGAAAGATTAAAAGATACTGATTCTAGTTTTATATCGGTAGATGCTGATATTTTATTAGAGAAAAGATTTATTCCACTCACGACAGAAATTTCTACTTATCAAATTAATTACTATCAAAAAGTATTTGAACCCCATGCCGGACATTTAGGGTCATTAACTTCTACTACATTTACTGTAGATGATACTAGTGGATTAAACTTAGACCATGATGGTTATGGTATACTAAGAACATATACTGTAGATTCTGGATCTAAAAATTATAGAGATAATAACTTTGGTACTATCGATTATGATACAGGACTTATTACATTAACTAATAAATTAATATCTGCTTATGATGGTGATTATCTTTCTATTAAAATTAAACCGAATGGTAAAAACATCTTTGGTCAGCGAAATCAAATCATATTAATATCTGGTGCTAGTATAGAAACGATTAATGATAGTACAGACGCATCTACTTCTACTGTAGGTTTAGTAGCTACATCAGGAGTTTCTACGACCATAGTTTCTGATAATAGTACAGCATCATCTGGTTCAACTTCGAGTTATAGTATATAAAATGGCCACTAGTAGAAAAACATCTTCATTAATAAATGAACAATTGCCAGACTTCGTTACTGACGAAGGTCCTAAACTAGAAGCATTTATTAGAGCATATTATGAATGGATGGAACAAAGTAATAATGCTATAGATGTTTCTAAGAATTTATTATCTCGGGCAGACCTTGATACGACTCCAACTGATTATTTTCAATATTTTAGAAAAGAAATATTTAAGAATGTTCCTGATGATGCCGTAGTAGATAAAGCTTTATTAGCTAAAAATATTCGTTCTATGTATTACAATAAAGGGTCTGATAAGTCTTATCGGATTCTTTTTCGTGCTTTATTTAATGAAGATATAGATGTTTATTTTCCGGGCGACTATATTCTTAGAACATCGGATGGTAGATGGAATGAACCTACAGTACTTAGATTAGCAGGTTTAACAAATGAAAAAGCAACCGGGCTTCTAGGTCAATTACTAACAAATCAAACTACTGGTGGTACTGCTAGAGTAGAAGGAATTGTACAGACACAAGAAGTAGGTTCTACTGTTACTGAAGCTACGGTTTCTAATGTAATAGGTGCTTTTAATGATGGTGAGTCTGTAATATCAGATATTACTAGTACAGTAGCTGATATTTATGGTCTTTCTGGTTCATTACAAAGTGTTTCAATTCAATCTGGTGTTTCTAATCTACCTAGAGGTTTTGGTGCAGGTGTGTTTCATCAATCTGGTGATATAATTACATTTACATCTGATGCTGGTTCTGGTGCTAATGGAACAATTTTAGCTACAAATGATAAGTCTGCTATTAACGTTGCAATTATATCTGGTGGTAGTGGTTATATTAATACTATACCATTAACTATTACCGGTGGCACAGGAATAGGTGCTACTGCTACTGTTACGGGCATAGGTAATACAAGTGTTTTAAGTATATGTCAAGATGCTATAACACCTCTAGCTAATGTTAGATTAAATCATGGGTTAAGATGGGTTACTGGCGGTGGTAATACTGCTAGTGTTTCGGCCAATCTAGCCGTAGCAAATATATCAAGTTCAATTATTACAGGTCTCTTATATCAAAATACCACTACAGGTACTATTACATCTGTAACTATGTCTTCATTTGGTAGTGGTTATACAACTCTTCCTACAGTAACAGCGGTACTTGCTAATGTAGCATCTGCTGGTTTATTAGATCCGCATGATGGTGGAATTTATGGTGAAAATGCTGTTCTTCAACCTGTTCATTTGGGAGGTTCTATTACAGATATTGAAATGAATGAAAAAGGAACAGGGTATAGTAAATTTGAAAATATAGGTATTGTTAATACTACTAGAACTGGTACAGTTAATGCTTTAGGTACACCAATCGTTTCTGGTGTAGAAGTTCAAAGTGGCAAATATTTAGCTACTAAAGGTTTTCTTAGTAATGATCAAAAACTTCAAAATGATTTCTATCAAGAATTTAGTTATGTTATAAAATCTCCTCGTGGTATTAATGAATATAGAGAGGCAGTAACCAAGTTATTACATCCAGCGGGCACTAAATTATTTGGTGAAACTACAATTATATCTGATTTTTCTGGTGCTCCTACTATGTTATTTGATGCATCTATATTCATTGATCTAGGTGCTATTAATGCCGCAGATTCTGCTAATACAATATCAGCAATAGAACCACCGTTTAATGAAACTTCTGGTAGATTATATGTATACAATTATATCACATTAGCACCCTATCTAACAGCTAATTTAGGTCATGGTACAGTTCGTCCATCTAAAACAATACCAACTACACTTAGTGTATTTGGAAGCATACCTATATTAGATTTAAATAATCATAAATTAGCATTTGGTAATAATACTCATTTCAATCCTTCATCGGCCGCTACACCAGCATCCGGTCAAACTATGCCTGGCTTTATTCGTACACTATCACATAATGCTAATGTAGTTGTAGGTAATGGCGGAACTATATTTAATAGTAAACACCAAGTTGGCGATATGATTAATGCTATAAATACTGCTAATGATACTTCAAGCTTTGTTAGAATTGTTTCTATTGCTGGTGCTAGTTCGATGGTAACCAATCCAATATTAACTTATTCTAATACTACATATACATCAGCCGGCGCTAATACTTTTGCTCTGACATCAAATACTACAGTGGGTGCTATATTAAAACAACCACCTCCATTATTAAATACATATGATGTGGTTATATTCAATTCTACAGGTTCTAATACAGACGGACAATATACAGTCAATGTAGTATCTTCGGCCGTTAATAATATGATAGCATTAGGTCAATCTTATGGTGGTCCTACGTTATCTAGCGGTAGATTTGCTTACGTTGTGTGAAAATAACTAAATAAATAAGAATAAATAGAATAGACATTAACAGAGAAGAATCGATATGGCAGGAATTGTTACATACAAGTTTAGATTAAATAACGCTACTCAATTCTATGAGTCTTTTACTGAGGCTGCAAACATTAATACTAGGTATTATATGTTCTTAGCCAGGTCTAATGCTTGGAGTAATGAAGCGGCACCGCCTACTCCTACAGACACTGTTCAAAATTCTGATTTTAATATCTGGCGAAATATGTTAGCTGCTAAAAGAGTGACTAGTTCTGATATCAGATTTGCTATTCCCAGATATAATTGGACCACATCTACTGTATATACACCGTATTCTCATAGAAGTGCTTCGTTATATAGTAGTACCTTCTTTGTTGTAAATTCGGCTTATAATGTTTATAAGTGTATTGAAAATAATGCTGGTGGTCAATCTTCTACTGAACCAACTGCCACAGGTACATCTATCTTTAAAACGGCTGATGGTTATCATTGGAAGTATATGTATAATATTAATACATCTGATGTTCTTAAATTCGTAACTACTTCTTATATTCCTGTCAAAACATTAACATCCGATGATAG